TTATAATGAAATATTTACATCAAAGGTAAATTCTTCCAATTCTTCGTATGTTGAAATATCCGCAAGAGTTTGCTCTGCCTTATCACTTGCTAAACGTAGCTGTTCACGCTGTGACAGTAATTCTGCCAAATCCGCCTTGCTTAAGCCTATCTCGGCCTGATCACCCGCCAGCTCAGCCATCAATAGATGCTCTTGTGCTTTTTGTACACGCCACTGCTCATCATTAAGCTTATTAAACACCGCCTCTTTTATCGCAGCAAGTTGATCAGCCTTTTCAGATTCCAATCTTTCTTGTTCCAGCAAGATTTGTTGCGCTTCATACGTTTTTTTGTAATCCTCAATCGAAGTGCTATTCCAGGCAACACCTGTTTGAGGGTGAACCAACCAATAGTTTCCATCAATTTTCATGCCTTTATCGGCAAAATATTCACAACTCATGTTTTCTCCTTAAAATGCGCGACAAGTACGGCCAAGGCCATATTGGTTATAGGTATAGTGCTCGTTGAGAATTCCAGCACCTGAGTAAGGGTTAATACAGCTAATTGCACCACCTAAAATACCGCTATCATAACCGGCATGGTAAGGCCTAGCTCTATACGAATACATACCTAATATTTCACCAGACATACTTTCCAATACAACTTTCACTTCCGCGCCAGAAGAATATGCACCGGCAGAACTAGGAGTTCTATGATGACCAGTACTACAATTGAAGAAGAAATTTACCGGCTCCAATCGACGCTCATGGGTAAAACGATAATGCGCACTATATTTGTGCTCACCCATTTTTGTCACACCATTATAACGACCGAAAAAGCCATAGTAGCTAACTCCATGACCATTCATTATTGACTCTGATTGGTTATAATTATGGTAACCATGGGTATGCTGAATATTGTGATAAATAAACTTAACAACTGTAAAGTCGCCTGCATCTACATAGGCTTGTAACTCTTCTGCATTTGCAATAGCGGTATTCGTGACGATATTACCATCACGATACTTCTCTACTAATACTGAAGTTCCCTCATCCACCATAACCAAGCAATGCTTATTATTATCGTATAAAACACCGACCTCATTATAGTTATGAGATGTAGATGTGCTTATGCCATATTGATCTGTTGCATCTAGATTTTGCTTCGGCTTAGTAATAGAGGTAAAACCTGATGATTTACAGAACACGCCACCATAGTTTGCCACTGCCGTCGTTTGAGAATCTTGCGTGCTATAAACAATTTCATATTGAATATCAGCTGCGTTATTTTTACTCGCAAGCGGCAAATAAGCACTTGTACCATAGTAATAAATCTTACTGGCGGGGTTTTGCTCAAAAGCATTAGAGTAAATAAAGCTCGTATGCGTCGTCGTTTTTTCAGCACCATTGGCATTGAGTTTTAAATACTCTAGTCGACACTGCTCGGTATCTGCATTATGAGTAAAACCTGTTCTAACTAAATAAGTCTCGCCACTATTATCATACACGGCGAATACGCCAGTCGCTCTTCTGTGCGTTGCGTTAGAGCTTGGCGTATCAATCGGTGTCATTGGAAATATAGGTCGAACTTGTAATGCATTATTAGTAGCCTGCAAAGACTCTACGCGGTTTAAGTTTGGCGCCATCGAATCTAACAAATCTAATTTACTAGACTTTGTATCGAGTGTTGTACTGGTTTGCGTCAGTGAGTCCGTTGCCGTCTGTAATGCTGCACCAGTAGATTGCGAAACTTGCTGAAGTGTCGACGTGGCATCATTAATATGTGACTCTGCAACTGCGACAACTGCTTGCTCAAGCTTTGCATTATCGGTCAGTTTGGTAATAGCATTACTCACTAATGCTTGTTCTTCGGCTGTAAGCGGCTGATTGCCCTCCATATCGGCAACTAGCTTATCTACCATGACTTGCACGGCATTTTGAATACTCGCCATAATATCCTCTTATAAAGTTAATAGTGATTCGCCAAGTAGCTGGTTAAGCTTGACTCGTCTAAGTTTCTCGTTCAGCAGCGTATCTTGCTGCTGATCAAGATTGGTTTGCATATAGAGCAACTGGTCAATGTCGATAATTGCTTGTCGAATTCGCTCTACATCTTGCTGTAATAAATTGTCTGGGTGTGGGAGAGGTAATGCATAAGAAAGGGTTTTATCGTCTATCATACCCCCTCCTAAATTGAGAAGGTTCTGAGAGAACGCACGCGAGGCCTGTCTATGTGTGTGCCAGATAACACCAGCTTCACACGTGCTTGTGACTCACTCAGGTTAGAAAACTCGTAATTGCACAATAACCAGCCATCTCCCTGTGGCTGAGTTGTTTTCTGCGGTATGTTTACCCACTGACCTTGTTGCTGAATAAACACATCTACTTTAGCCGTACCAGGCAGCTGCCCTTCAAAACTCACTTTCAAACTGCCACCGATTTGGCATGGAATTGCACGGGTTACATAATCAGCTTCATTACTCACTTTACCTAATGCAGTTTGCACACTATCGAATAACACCGGCGTTTGCGTTTCGGTTCCAGTTAATCTCGCGCTCACCTGCAAAGGCTCTTTCACCTTGTTAGCCAAACGCAGTGCTTGCCACTCTTGCAGATTAAATTGACCTAATTGCGCACCACTGAATTCAAAATGCAGTTGGGTTTCACTGCTAGGACGCTCAATCACTGCCATTGCTAAAATATCGCTGTGTTCATCCAGCTCAACTTGACCAAGGGGGACTGTCTGCGTTGTTTGTGTAAAACGAGCCGCTTTTAACCTAAAGGTTAAATCTCGATTTTGATGTGGTGTCCAGGTAGACGCGTTACTTGATGAAAGTAATACGCCAACTTGATATGGCTGTGTGGTCACCCAGCCACTTTCACTATCAAACTTGCCGAGTTCAGCAATCGCCACTTCGTGATCAGGGTCGTCCGTTAACACCACAATGGCATATTCTTGCCCCGCATTAAGCGAGACCGGATCAAACTCAAATAAGGTTGGCTCACCATTCACTTTAAACATAGAGCGCTCAAGTGATGCTTCCGCCAAAACGGTCTGATTGGGAATACCCACTTCGGTTTCTCTAATCTGAACGCGAACGGGTTTATCACCTCCTATTTTTTTAAACCACAGCTCAACACCCGCAATAAAGCGCCTTTGTGGCAACGTAAATGTTTGTGCTAAAGGGTCAAAGCGTACCGTTGTAATTGTGGTAATACGGCGTGCTGTTTCACTCACGATGGTGCCACTACCAGTGTAAGTTGCCTCACCGAATGAGCCTTTTTCTCCCTCAAACCTCACTGTTTTACTGCCAACAGGAATGTTTGCGGGAATGTAAAAACGGCCGCTTAAGCGGCCGTTTGGATCTGCGTTAATCATTATGTCTCCTCTGGTGTCACCACAATGCCATCAAAAATTACCCGTTTCAGTACTTCACCTTCGCCAAAACCAGACAAGGAGAAATTCACCCAACGGCGGCGTAATAGTTCAGCACTTCGCGTTGTGCGGCCAATCACCTGTGTTTGCGTTGATTGTGTGGTACGAGTGCGCCATCCTCCACCACGAGTAAACCGTTGCGTAATCGGGCTCGTCCAACTGCGCTGCGTTTGCGTCCAGTGGTCAAGACTCGGTGTCAAGGTAATCGTGGCAGGGATAGGCTCAACGGCTTGATAAGGGTTTATTTTCATACTGCCCGTTTGCTTGGGCTGCTCGAGCACATTTTCTAACTCATAGGGTAAGGTCAGCAACCCACCGTTTGGTACTGGCAAATCGGTAATATCCGCACTGAGAGGTAATACTAACTCGCCATCAACAATGGCAGCCGTTTGTGCAATGCCCGCATCACGCATATCGTCATCGATAAACGGATCTACAAACACGCCATATTTACTGGCTGGATCTTGGCTATTGGCATCATTGCGAAGACGCTCAATTGCCAGCAATTGGTAAAGATCACCAATTTGATTTTGCATTTGCTCAAGTTGTGACATAGAAACCGCGCGTACTGCTAAGTTTTCAATCGCAGGCGCTTGCCCACTTAACCAAGATTGAGTAACTTGCGCCAAAGCTAAGTGATGCGCAGGCGCTTTAGGCGCAATAGGAAATTGATGTGCTGCCTGCCCTTTAATCCGCTTTATTTGGCCAAAGCGATCAAGCACAATTAAATCAATGCGTGGACGGTGCCACTGGTAGTCAATGGTCACTAAGGTGTTATCGACAATTACACCACCATCAACCAACTGCCTATCAAGATTAAAACCGTATTCATCAAAGTCGAGCATCAGCTGCTTTCTATAACGGTACGTTACTTCATATTGACTGCCACCAGCGGGTTCTTCACCACTGAGCTGCCAACTGATGTGGTTTCGCAAAAAGATAAAATCCGTTCCTTGAATATACGTCGTACTCTCTTGAGAGTTTGTATCTCCTTGCGTGATGCTTAAGATTTCTAAAACAGAATCATCCGGTAGTAGATCTTCACCACCAGCCAGTTGACCCCGGGTAAGCTGAGTCGTTTTTTCGACAGTCACATTGACTTCTTCTATCTGTTTAACAGGGAAAAAGTCCGTATCAATACGCATGACACCTTGACCATCGGATTGGAAAGTCTTAGGTTCTTCTTTGACCTCACCTACATCAGGATCATAATCAAATTCAGCCGTTCTCGAGGTTGAAAACGCCACTTCATAGCCTTCGATATGGGCTTTACCCTCTTCTAGACTAAAGCTCTGAACGGTTTGATCTGCACCTCGATAACTTAAAGACATCCCTTCAACCACATAGCTTCCGCCGTTTGACTCTCTGTCATAACGTGCAAGCGCTTGTGTAACCGCATCAAGCTGCGGTGGCGGTTGTTTTATGATTAACGTGCCCTGCTCTATTTTATGCACAGGGTAAAATGCATCATCAGGGCCAATTGCATCACTGAGTAGCCCCCATTGGCAAACTTGTTGCAAACGTGCTGCGCCAGGTTCATCAAAGTTAATTGCATCAACAGCTGGGTCTCGTAGGCTTGGATCTTGCTCCTCAGTCACCACATTATGCGTGAGCCACACACCAACATCGACACTGCCAGCCATATCGATAGGTACAGCGCTGCTTGATACCGGCCTTACTTGCCCGGCAATGTACACTTCACCGTCTGTTACTAAAGCAGTGGCCAATTTTGCATCAATGATCACTTCGCCACCTTTGACTAAGTCGCCATCTTTTAAGAGCACATCAGCAACACCCTTTATTTGATGATTGACCTGTGACTGTAAATCATTGAGCTCTCTGCTTTGCAGTCCCTTGCCAGCCCTGAACAGTAAACGTTCATAACCCGAGTCCGCATGAAATTTTTCATAATAATCGTCAAGCATAAACACCTCTAAAAGCTGACAACAAATTCGAAGCTTTCTCGCACGCCCTGCTCACGAATAAGCGGAGCACGATGTTCAAGAAGCAATAAAGTGCCAGAATTGGCGACCTGTTCAGGCGTCAAATACACCAAGCCATCGGGAAGCTGAGTATCTGCTTGCAAGCCTGACATTAAGCCTAGTTCGCGCACGGTTTCACCTGCGCCATCGGTAAAGTCAAAGGTAAATTCGCAATAAATATGCTGTGTTGGCTCTGAGGATAAGCTAAAGCGACCACCTTGAATAAAGATGTCACCTTGATTGTCGGGATAACAAAATCCGACTTTTTTCGCTTTACGATAACCTATAGGATCAGCAAGACTTGTCGCTGCAATAGGTTCAGCAGGTGGCGTTTGCCACTGAGACGCACCGCGTCCCCAAGCCAAATAAATGGGAGTTTGTGCAATTGTTTGAGCGAGCATAGTTCGCCCTGCACGGGTAAGAATAGCCAAAATATTTCCTTATCGTCCTTCACTCGGTCCATGTACTGCTTTAACTCATTTACCAAGTGTCTCAACGCGCCTTCCTAGGCATGACATCACTATCCTTGCCAACACTCATGGAGAGTTGCATAAAACCAAGCTCAAGATTTATTAAAAGTTGAAAACGTTAGCGATTTTGATGGTGTGCAATAGTCACTTGAGGTGATTGAACTGCAGACCAACTGCTCGCTTGCCAATGACCAAACCACTGCGCTTGGTCAAGAGTATAAGCACGACTAGACTGGCGACTATGCACTGAAGTCGCACCAAATTGGTTTATAAGCGGCTCACTAAGACGTAAAACGCCTAAAATTTCAGAGGAGTAACTCTGCCAAGCGCTATTATGTTTGCGAGTTAAACCACTACTGTGCGTATCACTGCTAAAGCTATGGTGTTCTGGGTGCGTACGCTTAGTGCTTATTCGCAGTAGCTTGCCATTTTTGAGGTGATGCCTAAATCCGGAGTGATCACTTAACAGTGAGCCAAAAGGTTTTGCTGATAAAGTCAGTTCTCGGATATCAAATTGATAGGTGACACGGGTCAGCTCACTTCTTGCGGGCGCACTGAGCTCGGCCAGTTGAGACATGCGTTCAACATCATTTAAGTTGGGCAATTGCTCAAGGTGACATTGGTAGCGGTAAAAGTGACGATAGGATGTTGACTCTTCAACATCTTTTAGTGAAAAGCCAAGCCATCCATACGCCATTTCAAGACTTTTTCGCGTCCCTCGGATCCGCTGCCAAGTCAGGCCTTGTTGCAGTACTTGGTCAAGGTCATCTAAGTAAGGCACCAAAGCACCTAAACCATATTCCCAAATGAGCCAAGGTAACAAAGATTGTTTAGGGTGAGATTTAAAGCCACGTAATAGCGATATGCCCTCACCCAGCATCAACTCTAACTGCCCGTGCTTAACAACAGCAGCTTGCAGTTCACTGTGGTTGTAAGGCAGTAATGCGTCGCTTTTTTTATCTAGGTGATCAGACATAATTGAATTTGCCCTAACTGAGCATATTGATTGGACTCGATATTGATCAAGCTATCTGGTGTATGTATTTCAACATGTTTTACCCCTTCGACATGCAGTTGAGCACTCAGCCAACTGGGGGTCATCGCAACACCAAGGGCCATGGCGTCTTGCCAAGCAGCGCGGAGCTTTTCTTCTAACTGTGTAAATACCCAATTAGGTACATTGTGTTGCAGATAAATATCCGCTTTCACATCAACAGGCACTTCTTCTGCATGATTGACTTCTACCTGATCCGTTAAAACCTTAACTTGATCGCTCAGTACGTATTCTCGTACTTGCTGTAAAAGCGCATCGGCAGAGTCTGTATCTTGAAATAATATCGACACGCGAACACGTCCGGAGGCAGGGCTATCCACTTCTACATCACGAATAGCATTGGGGGCAGCGGTGAGCGCTGCATTACGGTAATGATCTTTGCTACCAGCGGTACTGGAAGCCAGAGTTTTCTGCCGAATGCGAAGACGGTAATTACCGTCTTCTTCACCCTCGGCACGCCCAAGACCATAAAATACACCAAGCTGATCTAAATCGCCGCCTTGCGCTGTCGCTAACAAATTAGCATACGCCGCTTCGTTGATACGCTGGCGCAATAGCAGCTCTCGATAGCTTTCCACTTGCAGGCAGACTGTCAGTGGGTCACTTTCAAGCTCTAATGCATCAGCATATTGCGGCGCAATGGATTTAAACCTTTCTTTGCGGGCTTGGTAAATATGTTCATAGTCCAGTGGCTCAATGATATCTGGCGCTGGAAGCGCAGAAAAATCAAAGTACTGGGAGTTCATAGGGGATCTCTAGGGGAGGAAATGTTCAATTATTACTTGATAATATCAGCGACACCTTGCGCGCGGGCTTCAATCTCAGCAAGCACGGCTTCAGTTCCTTTATGCTGATACGGGAAAGTCAATTGATCAGCATTTTGCTTATCTATTATCGGTGAAAACAAGCTTGCTGATTGTAACGCTGCCGATTTGACTTCATCAAGAGAGGCTGCGGTAGAAATGGCCTGTGCTAATTTAGCAAATTCAACCAAGAGCATGTGGACCGTATCAGAGGTCGTACCTATAAGTGAGTCTGTATCTGCAACTTCATAATGAATGCGAGAGCGCTGCTCAGCTTTAACATGATTTAAACTAGTATCTTTGTAATCAAAAAAATTTATCTCGGACATACATCACCTACTCTGAAATGTTAGGGTAATTAACAACACGGTCAATTGAGAAGTTACAATTACCACCAAACTGCAAAACATTTTGTGGCAGCAGTCCTGGTCGATCCGATGCGCCATTAGCTACTACATTTACTAATCTTACAAATAAGCAACTGTATGGATGTAAGCCCGCAATATTCATACATGGAATACCTGTCACTAAAGAGCCATTCCACCAACCACCCATTTTAGATTGATCCACATTAGCACCTTGAGACGCAATGTTGTCATTTATCTGCTCGCTGGTCGCACTTTCATTGGTTAATATAAATTGCATAAATGTGCAACTCCAGTCAGCAGTATACTGTTCAGGCGACTCATAATAACCTGGCTCGTATGAATAACCAGATACGGTATGAACCTTAGTTAATTTTTTCGCAGCTGGATATGTATTGTACCCAGTCCATGCACCTCCGTTTGGCACTCTGATCCAATTAGAGCGAGTCTCATCATTTGGATCTGCGACTAATCCATTGTCTTCAATAAGTGTACGTTTACTATGTAACTTTCGGTCATAGTAGTTAATGCGCATATCCGCGTGACTTTGAGCAAAATCATTAATGGCTTTTTGAATACGGCTGTCTCCAGCAGCAATTGCGGCACTCACATCTGCTTGCGCTTTTGTTACTGCCGCATCAATTTCACCTGTTTTATTTACTACTGTATTGGTTAAATCATTATTCGCGATGATTAATTCACCATTAGTTGTATGTAGCTCTGTGATGAGCTGCTCAAGCGTTTTAGCTTGTGTAGACATAAATATTGTCCTCAATTTAAATTTGAAATATAAATAAGTAAAAAGAAGGGAAAGTCGTAAGGTTAACTACTTGCAGCAACTGGCGGAGCAATATGATTTAATCCTGTCACTTTGGAGATCAAGTAGCACCCTGTAGCCAATTCCACACCGGGGTTAGACAATTGCTCACAATGCATATCAACGTTATTAAATACTGCCAATACAGCGCCCCCAACCGGCGGTGTATCCAAGCGGATATGTGGCATAGGCTCATAAACTGTCTCACCGGCAATATTTGAGATATGCGAGGCAAACGTGACATTACTCATCGTCAGTAAGCCGATTTTGCTAAACTTGGCATAATTTGCTGCAACAAAATAAGGAAAAAATTGCCCTGTCGTGTTGCGATGAAACACCACCACAGGAAAGCTGGCACTGTCACTGGCTAACGAAAAAGCAGCCTTGCCTAAATTTTCAAATAAGCGATTACCTGCCATCAAAATGGTTTTTTGAAATTCTCCAAACAACTCAAGTGAGATTGATGCGTTGTCGCCTCTTGTATTAAATGCTATCGAGCCGGAAAAACGCATTTTTAAACCAATAGCCTGCCAATCATCTTCTGTATAGGCACTAAAAATAACGGAGCAATCAGGGACTGTAACGGTAGCACAAACATGCTCTACATCGTTCGCAGCAAGCATGATGCGAGCAAAGCAGCCAGGTACCAGCTTAGCCACAGCAGCTTTTATCGTCTTTAGTGGCGTTTGTAGGCTGAGACCATCGTTACTGTCGCTGCCAAGCGCTTGATCAGCATTCACATACAAGACCTGCTCAAATGTGTTTTTAATTTCGCCACGCACTTTGGAAAACGCCGTATCAACCTTATTATCCACATTGAGTAGTAGCTGATTAATATCATCCGTCAGCTCACTGCATTGCTGGGTTAAATTCGCATTGCTATTGGCAAGTTCCGCAACGCTCTTAGATAAACTAGACATTATCCTAGCCCTCCAAGTTCAAGAGACGATCATTAAAGTAAATTTGCCTCAAATTAGACTGAATTTGCGCTGTGAGCGCTTTAGTTTGTGCAATCGTCAGTGCAGCAAATTCATCGGCATAATATAAACTTAAATCACCCGATACATTAAAGTCTAAGCTGTCAGGCGGAACCGCCGTTAAAAGCAAATCGAACCCTTGTACAATCTTTGCAATTGGTGTCTGAAAAAAAAGCACATTTTCTGGATGAGACCAAACAGCAAACAAGGTTCGTTGGCTTTCGTCTTCGTGATCATTAAGGTAAAAGCCGACTTCTTTAACCGCGTATTGCTTATCATCAGTAAACTCGGCAGTCACGTGAAATTGGCCATTACCCACTACTTCCGCACCCGATACAGGCGCTGTATTTTTTGGGCTTTTTAAAGCCGTTTGGTTTCTATCGGGTGTATAGCCCGAGTCGCCCACAGCAATGTGGCCAATTTGAATTTTAACCCCTTGCTCAAGGGCACTGACCGCTGCGTTTATTCCCTGCTGTGTCACAACAGGTGTATATACATTCATATAGGTACCTCAGATTATAAATTAAGCGTGATATTTTGAATTGAAACGGTGTAAGCACCGCTTGTTAATGAACTCTTTGACGTATGGTGAGGGTTTGGGGCATCTTTTAAAAAAGCATTAGATAGTGATGAAGTAACTGCAGTGGATGCTACACAAGTACCTGTACTAAAATGCGCCGTTGCTTTATCTTCAAACGACTGTGTTCCAACATGGCTAGATGTACTCATCGAAGTCGCATGTATTGAACATAAGTTAAAATCAAAACTTGGGTTATCTTGAAGAGATTGCATTCCAACATGGTTAGAAGCGCTCATCGAAATTGCATGTATTGAACTCAAGTTAAAATCAAAACTCGGGTTATCTGCTAATTTTGATGCATGCACACTGCCGGTTTGAGCTGCTGTAAAATGACCGACCACGACTGGTGAAAAATTAAAGATCGGCTCGTCACGATGTGAAGCGACCTGCACCGATGCGCTTTGTCCGCCACCGAACACTTGAGTGCCCGTATTTAAGTTAACCCCTATATTAAAATCAATATTGGTGCGCATTGGTTTAGTCGCCACCACAGATTGCCACATTTGCCCCTGCAGTTTAGGACTTAAGAATGTACTACCATTACTGTCTAAATTCTCATTGGCAATGGCCAGCAGCTTTGCACTGTGTGGCACCCCACCATACTGCCACCATTCTTGCAGCTCAACCTTGGCATTGAGCACTTTCAATGCATTGTTTACGGCACTGATGGTCCCTTTATATCTGTGCCTTGGCACACTATCTGCTATGACTTTACGCTGTACATGCTCAGGCCATGCACTATCCCAAACATCCACACTCAATGCATCTGCAAGCCAAGGTAAAAATTGTGCAGGACACCTCCAAGGGTCCCATAACTGCTTGTGGGATACTGGGATATTCAGTATACGGTCACTGCAGTGTTCAAGCGCTAACTCCAAATCAGAAGTCTTTCCCTGCAACGTGAAGTTAGACATGCTCGTCTCCTACAGAGATGGTCGCCCGAGAGCAAAACGCGGCCTGATTCGCTTGCACGGCAATATCCCACTGCGGCGCCTGCAGCTCAACTCGCTGCACCCCCTCTCGATGTAATACCGCATATAAGCCTGACAGAGAAATATCATGGCCTAATTTATGATGCTCAGCCAACCACGCCGCTAAACTTGCTTTGGCTTCTTCAACCAGTGCAGGTCCATCCATGCCAGGGTAAATATGCAATACCGCATCTAGTTCAAACTCAATGATATCTGCCGATTTAATATGCACTCTGTCAGTCAGTGGTCTGACATTTTCCTTGTTTAACTGTGTTCTGACTTGCTCGATTACGTCTGTCGTTGCATGACCATTTCCTTGGCTTGTAAGCAGCGTCACCACCACATCCCCAGGTGCAGGCTCTGACGGTTCAGCGCCTGACAATACTTCTGGCGTTAAACCTGCGTCATATGTACACACCAAAAGACGTGCACTTGGTGGTAGTAAACTCGATACTTGCTCCGGCAGATCGACGTAAGCAAACTCTGGGGCATCTACAAACACATCCTTGACATATTGCGAGCCCTTTAGTGCATGAAATGCATATGCGCCTGCAGGGCCCGCGGTACTGAATCCTTCCAGCGCAAGTGCAATACGTTCACGATACCGCTCATCACTTTCATAAATAGCTGCTTTAGGTGGTATCTGTGTATTGTCAGCAGGCTCCAATATTGCACGCGAAACTTCAAAGCGATTGCCCAAATAATCAAGCTCACTGCTTGTAGCATGTGCAAGTAATACCGCATGTGCACTGTCATTAATACGCTGACGCAACAAAAGCTCTCTGTAAGCAAATGACTCCACTAACTTAACCACGGGATCACTGATTAGGTTAAGCTCAGCGTCGGGGAAGCGCGTTTTAAAGTCATCTAAAATCTCAGCCCTAATCTTTTCAAAGCTTAGTGACTCAATGAGGTTTGGCGCCGGCAAACGGCTGAGATCTATGGCGCTAAAGTTTGTCAAAGACATAACTAAGCTCTTAAATTGATTATTGAGAAGTACCTGAACAAGGCAACTCAGGCAGAGTATGAATTAGGCTTAAACTGAGAATAAGCTTAAGACTTTGGATAGCTAGCTTTTATTTCAGCCCTCGCAGCCAGCCACGATTGCTTGGCATCTAACGTAGCCTGTGCACTGTCACCAAACTCCGTTAAATTCGCCATATAGTCGATGAACAAGTGGTCGCTTTTAGCCTGATAATCACTCAGCCTCGCTTGAGCCACTTCTTCTGCAGAGTAAACAATCTCATAATCTCCCTCTACATAGCCTGCGAGTGCTGCGACTTCCTTTGCCGATTCTAAATTGTGAATACCACTGGCAACCACTTTACCCGTTGAAATTTGTTTTAATAATGCCATTGCTATGCTCCTTTAGCTGAGGTTGTTTCTTTGAAATTCAGCGAAATCAGTGTGTGAATAAGGATGGCCAACATCATTGGCCCAAATCATGTTATCTCCATGATCGCCAGTACCCGCATAAGGTAAGCAGATAGCGACTTTCATTCGACCTCGGCCTGCAAAAAGTGGCTGGTGATTTCCACCCCAACCGAGTTTGCTAGAGTGCTTATAAATCCACCCCTTGCCTAAGTCGTCTTTATTTACTTCGATATTGGCCACACGATTTGCAGCAGGGTAAAAGCTTATGCCATCAGAGCATTCCAGTACATTTATCCAACAACTAGATTGAGTTAAAAACTCGCCACGACCCCAACCAACATAAGAGTCTCTACCTTGGTTCATCACGAAAACGTGGCCCATATCTGGGCTGTTGTCTCTCCCTTTGACAATTTCGACATCAAATAATAATACTTTGTAGTTACTACCATAAAAATCGGTTTCAGAGCGCTTATCGCCAAGTGCTTTTTGTAAAAAGTCACCTGATGGCGTTAAATCATTATCCACCAGCTTATCAAGCGTCAATCTCGTGACAGTACCCGACGCTTCAACGCCACTGTCAACCCAACATCGCCACGGCTTTCTATGTGAGCTAACCATATCCACAGCGACATTGTCTGTGCCAATGCCATTAAAATATTTACTGTCGATCAACAAGTTAGGTGCCAGTGGTAACGCCCTTTGAAACGCCTGAATTTTGGCATCCACCGCCTGCTCTTTGGCAGTCAAACGACTCTCAACCGCCGCATTTTTTTGATCAATCTCGCTGGCCTTTTGTGCCACACGAGCATCGATATCTTCAATTTTGGTATCGACGATATCACTTAACTTTTCCGCCGCTTCAACGACGCGTGTAATGTCTTGCTCTAAAGACATGGTTTAACCTCCGTTTAAAAATAAAAAAGCCCACCGAATAGGTGGGCTGGGTTTATTGATCGTTCTGTTTGCTACTTAGCAAACTAAACCAATTTATTTCAATAGACTGCTGACGCCGTGGGCACGTACAAGCGCTTCTTCTAAAGCGGCTTCCTGACCTTTTACTTGATAAGGTAACTCAACCTCACCACTTGCCACTTTCCCTTCAATTGCACCAATGGCGTTTTTCAAAGATTCTGTAGAGGTGCGCATTTCTGCTAGGGAGTTAGCAGTAGATATCTTATTGACAAATATGCTCAGTTCATGGAGGAGGATGTGAGAAATATCTGATGTGGAGCCTAACAAACTACCCTCGTCTGCCACTCGGCTTGTAATTTTTTGCCTTCTCGACACCCTTTCGTTTCTAGTAATAATACGTCTCTCGCGATCAGTCGATAATTGGTCTGCTATCATTTTATCCATCATTATTTTCCTTATAGTTCTAACTCAGTACTCTCAATCACAGAAATATCGCCGGGCTTTAGAATCATGCCATTGCCCACATACATAGAATCTACACTGAGATTTAAATAATATTTATCTTCGATAGTCAGACGCAAATAGACGTGACTATCACTGCCAACATATGAAAATGGCTCATGCGTCCCAAGCTCTTGCTTATATCCCAGTCTGTTGCCTTGATTGTAACAATACCCAACAAACGTTGTATCTATGATCTTAGCTTTATGGAACTCATACCCACTTACCTTGATGTGGTACATTCTATTGTCTCGATCTAACTTATAGGGTAGCTTTAGATGAATATAAGTAGCGCCAAGCTCAGCAGTAAAAAATTTCGCAATATCAATACTTCTAGTTCCTATACCACCATTACCTAGTATTTGTTTATTCTCTAAGGCAGTATCAACGCGCTGCACTTGCTGAGAAATTGTCGTATCAATTTCATTCTTTTTTACAGCAACTTGCGAGTTCATCTCAGCAACTTTGTTATTTACTGTCGTGTTAATATCTTCAATTTTTGTATCTACGATGCCAGTTAGCTGCTCTGCTGCACTGACTACATTTGCAATGTCTTGCTCTAAAGACATAATTTACCTCCAATTTAAAATAAAAAAGCCCACCAAATGGTGGGCTTCACGCTTGAGTTTTTAACTCAGCATCAACACGGCGTGCTCAGAACCGTGTTATGCCTGACTTACTTTGCTTTAATAACAGTATCAACGCCGTTTGCACGCATCATAATATCTGTCATCACCGCATCTTGGCCTTTGGTCTGATAAGGAAAGCTCAGCTCACCTGCTGAAACTTTTGTTTCAATATCGCCAATTGCCGCTTTAAGTGATGTCGTTGAAGTGCGCATCTCAGCTAAAGTGGATGCATCGCTTAATTTATTCACAAAGCCACTTAGCTCATTAAGTAGCATATGTACTGTGTCTGACGTTGTACCCAGCAAAGACTCGGTATCAGCTACTTGTTGCTCGATAGATAAACGTACATCATCACGGCTCTTTTGCTGTGCTTCTTCAACTGATAATTCGACTGAGAACGTGCTGCCTTTACCAAAGTTTTCTTCAACCAACTGGGCAACCGCGTACTGCTGCATCCCGGCATCAAAAAACTGCTCGACCACCTGCCCATTTACGATTAATTTCGCCATTTAATTTTCTCCTTATGCAATCACGTCGTATGCACCGTCACCGATGTAAGCAAACTGACTCCAAGATCTATCTAGTGGTACGTGACCTGTCACAACAGCTGGCAGTGCAACTTGAATCACCCCAGTTTGATCCGCTGGTAGATTTTTTCCAGCTACATAGGGGTGACAGTGCATGTAATGATTTCGACCACCAGCACCATAATGAGCGCCGCACACTTTCGCTGGCTCATTAGCCTGTAGTCCACTACACCAGAAACCGGTAGGGACAATTCCTCTAATGTGCTTCACAATTGCAGCTACAGTCACGTGCGTTGGCCTTCGACAATATTGATACATCATATACGCGTCTACATGACTGTTTTCACCGCCTCTATTCGGTGCATATTCCAGCTCCCAAATATTGAAGTTTTGTGCAAAAAACTTACGGTCTGAATCGATAGCCTGTAAGAACTCTCTTGCGAGTGCACTGCGCTGATCTTGCTCAACACCAGACTCAACTTTTTCTAGCAAAGTCGCTTTTGTTACATAACCGCCAGTCCAAGCTTCTGGGAAGGTGCCCGCTTGGTTTGCCACCAAGGCTTGGTTTTTTGTCACGCGAAAGTGTGACTGACGCTCTTCATATGAGTTCAGTAAAGCATCAGCGCTGGCTAGATGGGCATCCACCTTGGTTTTCGTCTCAGCCACCGCGGTGTTTAATTTGCTCGTGATTTCACTGATCTGATTATCAACGGTTGCCGTCAACCCTTCAGTGGCCTCAACAACGCGTGTGATATCTTGTTCTAAAGACATTTACGTTCTCCATTTATGTAAAAAGCCCGCTAAAAGCGGGCTTTTTAAAATCTGTTTTGAATTATTTTCCATGAAATTTTGGATAACGCGCCTGCACAGACTTTCTAGAATGGAGCCAAGCCTGTTTAGCATCACATGCTTGCTGGCTATGTTCACCATGCTCGGCTGTCGCCGCTAAATATTTAAAGGCCAAGCCATCACTCTGTTGTTGGTAACCCAAAATGCGAGCTGCCTGACATTGCGCTTGTTGCTGCAATACTTTTGCTTCTTGCATCAACTTAAGTGCCTCTTCTGCTAACGTTTGTGCACGCTGGTTATCTACTTTTTTCATGAAATTTCCTTACAAAATACCTTTGTCAATTAATGCAAACTTTTGTTTTAAATGACGATACATATTCATGATCTGTGAACGCGCCATTTTGGCAAGCTCAGGGGCTATCAATATATTGAAGTCGACCCCTTTATCAATAATGGTGATAGCATCGCCCGGCACACCTGTCAGTGTCAGGTCAAACGCCAATAACAGATCAATATCATTTGATTTATACGCAATCGGATCCGTTGCTGAATACACAGCAAACAACACATGACGTATTTGTCCGTTAACTTCTTCTTCGGTATAAAAACCGACCTCGTTGACAAAAAATCCGTCATCCGCCACTTTAGAGTCGTCGCGTACAGTTAAGTGAAGCTGTTTATTTGCTTCATCATATTCTGCGCAGTCAATATCCAGACGATATCGCTCTGCTTTCAGATTGGTGGTGTTTTCATCCACTTGATGCACACCTGAGCCAATCCCAATTTTGGTGATTTTGGCTTTAAAGCCATTTTGCTGTGCTCTGAACACAGCAGCCAGTCCCGCTGACGTGATCACCGGTTGTAAAATCGTGCTCACTATTGCACTCCTTGTTTATCAAAATTTACGATGCAGACACTGCATTGAAGTACAAACGACAGACTGTCGTTTGCTTTGCGCTGTTTGACATAGCGCCCGTAAGACGGCTGCTAAATTCAATCAAACGCGAAGGCATGGTTTGATCACTGCGTATATAGGTCCTGACAACTTGGCCTGACCCAGTAGAAAGTGCCGCGCCAAACCCGAGTTTGGCACCCGCTCTTAACTTTCGCTCACTGGCAGTGTTGATGCGCTGGCGACTAACCAAAGGCACCTTTTTTCTAATAACAAGGGCGCAGCCTGGTTGAACTGATGATGTGATCTTGCGCTCAGAAGAAGAGGCTGCGTAATAGCGAGAAGAGGCTGTGCGATGCCCAGAAATAGCACCAGCGAGTGAAAGTGTATTGCTGCCCGCACGTTCTTTAGTGTGCGGCATAACCTTGGCATAAAGTCGACTTGAGGCAAAGCCGTGACCACTGGTGGCCGCAGCAATTTGCGACGACATCTTCATGCCAACTAAAAAATCAAAATGTGCTCGTTGAGGCTTGGTTTGGTTAGTCACACGATTTATTGCATCATACAGCTTTTGGTCAAGCACCACCGCGCGACTGGTATAAGGCACTGCGTTTGCCCACGCAATAAACGTAAACGTATGTGGCTCGCCACTGTGATGTGGCGCTATATAGACATCATCGATATCTTCAAACCATTCAAAAAATTCTATTTCGAGACCGAGCGATGCCAGCGCGCGTTTAACCGCGCCCACCGTCCCTTTGTGCTTATGCACAGATACAGAGTTAGCTATCATTGCCCGCTTGGTTTCTACAGGCCAATCTTCTTTCCATTCATCAACCGATAGCGCCCATGCCAACCATGGCAACAAAGCTTCAGGGCAAGTCAACGGGTCCCACTGCGAGCCAATATAATCCGGGATCACAGTGGTAATATTAAATTGCTCACGAGTATGTGATAACTGCTGCTCAATTGTTTTTTCTAATTGAGTCGTATTGCGAGGCAAGAGTGACTTTTCGCTCATAGTTAAGCCTCATCTGGAAATTGTAAATTAATATCCAAGCTATATGCTTGATTAACCGCAGGCTGTAAGTCTTCCGTGGGCGTCAGTAACTTCACTTTTCGCACTCCTGGCTGATGCAATGCATCAATGATACCCGAGTGAGGGATCTCTGAGCCTAACTTACAATGCTCGGCAATAAAGGCGTCGAGTGCCTGCATAATCGCCAGTTCAACTTGTTGCTTATTAGCGCCTATATTTAAATAAATTTGTGCACTAAGCGTCTCAATTGTTGGCATTACCCACTGGGTGACAACTTTGTCTGTAATGGGTCTAATATCTTCGTCATTAAGCCTGTCATCAATATCGGCTTTAATTTCGTTGGCTTGCGATTGTGTCATGGTATCTATCAACGCGTATATATTTACATAGCCGGGACTATCCGAGTCTACATAAACATCTCTAATTTTATCGTTGGCAGAGAAGGTGTGATATTCATATGCTCCCTTAGTACCAGCCATGCTATAGCTTTCTAACGATAGAGGGATTCTTTGGCGATAGCGTTCATCACCTTCATTTTCAGCGCGTCCAATACCAAACAAAGCACCTAAATTATCTAAGTCGTTGCCTTGCGAAAACGCCAGCATCACAGATTTTGCCGCGTCATTAATCCTTTGTCTGAGTAAAAGTTCGCGATACGACGCAACTTCAATTAATTTAATCGCTGGATCAGAGGCCAATAAAGCATGATCCGGCAACTTGTCGAGCAGAGCCTGCTCCATTTGCTTATAAATCTCATCATAACTAAGCGCTTCAATGACCTGAGGTGGTGGCAATTTAGCTAATTCGATGGCTGTACTCACAATTCGTCTCCTGATAATACGTTTGCGCACGAACGCACATGCAATCTCATAGCTTGTGCACATGGATTTAAGTGATTAATTACAAAAAAGGGATTTTTAAACAGTGGCCAGATAAGGCCTTATGGGTTAGAGCGCTTTGCGCTTAATAGCGCGTCCAATTTTTTATCAATTGAATCTAGGCGCTTTTCAATCCGCTTTTGATCTTCTTTGCGGATCTGTTTTAAGTGGGCTAACTCTTGAGAGTTAGTCGTAATGCGTTTATCTAAATCGCTTAGATACAAGATGCTTGATACAACCAAGGCAATCGTTGTAAGAATGTGGGCTAAACTCAATTCCTTTTTCATTTGCCAGTTTTCAGGTTGTCTCACTTTGCCACTCCTTTCAACTTTTCAATGGTGCGAAGGCCTGCTAACCCCAACATACCTAAAGTCAATTCCAACATCACTTCAAGTGGCAAAACGGGTACCCCTTGCTCTGGAAACAACCACTGTAATATTGGGTTGATCACAAAAGCAAACAAAAATCCCAGCCCACATACCCACATCAAAAATGGTCGAGCGCCAGCAACAAATCGACTTCGGTGACTTGCCTGTACTGAATTTATATGTGCTTGTATTTCACTTTGCTTATTCAGTAGCCTTGCTTTTATAACATGCTGTTCGAGCACTTCTTCTTCACTCGTATACAACTCATCTATAATTTCACCGACTACCTGCAGTGGCTCTCTCACACTGCCAGTGAACAAATTTGTAAGCCAGTTCATGATTGCCACTCCCCACTTAACATTTGCTGCGCCAATTCCTGTGCTCGGCTTGGCACTTGGTTTGCCCAACGACTATCAAGCATTTCAACTGCGGCACTTTCAAACTCTCCTTGTTGAACGTGTTCAAGCATCCTTTTGAACCCCATCAGTCCTTGCAAGCCAATATTGAATGCCATATTTGTCAATACGGCTACGCGCGCTTCATTACAATGAGATATATCAATGCGACGCTTTACCCCAGCTAATGCATTTTTAATATCTTGTGCAAGTAAATACTCCGCTTCTTCTTTATCCACTCCTTTACTGTCTATATTTCTGCCATAACCTATCGTTAATTTGCCTCCCGTACAGTAATACGGAAAGCGTCGATAGCCCTCATGTTTCTTGATTTGCTCAACCGTATTCATGATCGACATCTATTTTCCTACTCGTTAGTAGCTCAGCTCCAACATGAGTGTTTTTTCGGCCTTAACTAACCAAAACTCTGCGGAGCGCTTTGTATCAAAACCAAGCATTTTTGCCGCTTGGCTTAGTTCAACATCCAACAAATACTTTGCGCGTATTGCTCGGATGCATTCTGGTCGCAGTTTGCTGATTAACTGCCCCAGTAATTCAATTTCTTCCGGTACATTCATCATGTCACTGGAAAAGTAATTACTATGGCCTCCTCCAGTTTGCTCTGTTATTGCTTGGCGACTGAAGCCCTTACCCTGCTCTCGCTGTCGCCAATATTTGCCCCAGCGCCTCAAGGCACTGCGAATTTGTTTAATGGTTATTTGTGTCGCAATCATTGAGCTTTCCTATTACTTCTATAATATCGAGTGAGTAAACGTCTTCCACTAGACCCACCACATCGTTCCACTTTGGGCTATATTCCCTATTTTCCCATCGCCTCAGCGTTCGCTCTTCAATGCCATAATTGGCGGCTGACTCCGCTTGAGTGAAACCACGCATACGCCTTGCAAAACGGAGAATTTCCGCGCCAAGCGGTGTTCGTTTATCTTTAAAAATTCTGTTTGATGAGTAACTTGACTGTGTCAT